TGAGCCTCAAAGCCAGCCTTGCGCAATTCCAACTCGCGCTGGATTTGCATCTGCGCCAGCGCCAACTCATGGACTTTATCGGCGCGGTCTTGGAAAAAGTCCAGCAGCCTGGGCAGGCCGCCCATCAGGAAAGAGATCAGGGTTGATAGTAGTGTCAGCATTTTTTGTCCTTAGAGTCATCGTTCTGCATGAGTTTGATACCAGACAGGAACCCAATCATGCCGCCGATAAGAGTAGAAAAAGCGGGTGAAATCATTTTGAAAATCTCGGCGTTGTCCACCTCTTTGGCCCACAGCCCCAACATAAAGCTGACCACCATGGCTAACACGGAGATACATAGGGTTGTGCTTACCATGAGTGTGACGTACAACGTCAGTTTTTCCTTCGCCTCCATCGGCGGTTTGGGTGTTGGTTTTTTGATCATACAAGTTTGTCAATCTCGCGTTTAAGGTTTGTAATATTGATGTTTATCGTGATCTGTCGCATTCTGTATTCGTAAATCTCATACTCATACTGGTGGAACTTTTTGACTTGTTGATCCACTTGCACTTGAACCGCACGTTCAGCGTTTAACTTGTCTACCCGCTTGGCAAAAACTTCTGCTTGCAAATTCACTTGCGGCAGCACCACCGGATACCATTTGTCGTAACTGATCTTCACTTCTTTTCCCGATCAAGCGCATCTTTGTATCCATGAATAACTTTAGTTCTGAGTTCTGCCGAGTCTGCCGCGCCAGCCCACTCTGATAAATTGTTCCACATCACCACATAATCTTGGGATCGACAATGCTGCGCGTTGTTTGTTAGCCACATAGACATTTGCTGATGGCGCTCGGAAGGATTGTGAATTGTGTAAGCAATCGACCAAAACTCGCGCACATAACAGCCATTCTTGGCTACGGCTCCAACTAGCCCCAACAGCAGTAACAGAATGAGCCAACGCATTTACCACGCCCAACTCCATGCAATTATGTAAGTGCCAAAGATGACGAAGGCAACTAAAAGAACCGCCGCAATAAATGCTGCGGCCCAATCTTTCATTTGTCGACCTTGTTGTCCAGTTTGTCAAAAATCTTGCCGAGCATTTCTTTAATGTCGCGCATGTCAGCGCGGTAGTCATCCCGCGTGACGTAGTTCAATGGCATCGCCCGCACGTCGGTGTCAAGGCGCTCAATTGAACGGTAGATGTTGTTTAACACCCAGCCGCCTAAGAACCCCGCCAGACTGACGGCGATGTTAAATAAGACTTGAGAATCCATTAAGGTCTTCCAGGCGCCATGTTGTTTAAAATAATTCGCGTTGGCTGGTTTGCTAAAGCGTTATCGTAACGATCTGGCGCCAAGGCATTGACGCCCATGGTTGTCGTGCCCGTGGCAACAGCTTTAGTGCCAGACTTCCATTGGCTTGGATCAGACAACAGTTTTAGCACTTTGACGCGTTCCTCGCCAGGCAGTGTGGCCAATAGATCAGCAGCGCCTTGGGGAGTCTTAAGCGCCTCTGTCAGCGTGGTCATGGTTTTAGCGCCAATCTTGGTTTCCAAAATTTGCAACGCTTTGTTGGTCGTGGCGGCCACAGCGTTTAGGTACGACGGGACACGCAACTTGGACATGTTGTCAAGCAACAACTGTTTCAACGCGTCTTGGCCTGCGGTAACTTGTTCCTTGACGGCAATGTCAGTCAGGCGCTTTTTAGCCTGTTCTTGCAAAACTGCCATAGTGTTGTCGGCTAGTTCAACAGCAATGTTGTACTTGCCGGGGCCAAGAATCTTTTCCACAACTTCTGGCGATTCGTTTTGCACCAGACGAACAAATTCGTCTTTGTTATTTTTAAAAAGTTCAAGCGCTTTGCCGGCCAGTTTCTTTTCAGCAATTGCGCTCATGCCTTTGGTGTAATCAGCCAAGTATTGACGGTAACCAGTACCACCGGCTGATTCGATGGCATCGACCAAAGCGGGGCGAATATCTGTCAAAACACTGGCCGCAAGGTTGCGCTGGGCAGTTGCATCCATGCCTGGGCGCAATTTTTGAATAGCGGCGTTGACAGAATTCTTACGAATGGCGTCCAAAGCGCGCGCGTCAATAACGCCGCCGCTGCTAGTCCATTTAACAATGTCATCAGCCACGGTTTTAACTGCGCCAGCCAACACATCGTTACCCGCAAACTCAGGTTTGTTGGCAATTGTAGATATGCTCTGCGCTAGTTTTTGACCTTCGAGAGGTTTAATACCGACTGAACGAAGCGCGTCTGCCGCGCTTTGCGCAAATCTAGCACCTTGGCCAAGATCAAGCGAAGCCTGCGCAGCTTTGTTTGACCACTCACCAAAGGCTTTTTCAGCCAATTCGCTGCCATATGTATATTTAGTTAAGCCAACAGGCAAATTACGTTTGATCAAATCAAGGCGCGCCCATGCTTCAGCGGCATTGCCCGCGCTAATAAGATCACGCACTTTTTGAACTTCAGCCGCCGCTTCAGCACTAAGTTTGCCAGCCCGCGCTTCAAACTCTGCAACATCTTTACCTAAGTTTGTGCGGTTAAGCGCAGTTTCGCGTTGTGGGCCAGTCATTGCGTTAAGATTTGCTTTAGCTTGCTCAACTGTACCGCGCGCTTCAGCGGCTGTCGCGCCGCCTGCCAACTTGGCAAGGGCGTTTACGGCTTCTTTGCCTTGGGTTTCTTCTAGCGCGCGCATAAACCGTGGATCGCGGGCGGTAGCCCGATCAATCAACGCTTGGAATGTTGGGTTGTTAATGTCAGCGGTCGCCTGCGCTGCGCTAACACCTTTGCCTTGCGCTGCGCGTAAAGCATTGGTAACTTTTTCCAAATCAGAGCCAAGCGCTTCTTTTACAATCTTGGCGGCTTTTTGTTGAGGAATCTGGCGCAAGTCGGCGATCTTGCCACCAACATAACTAACTGCGGGGCCTAGCAAACGACCCGCTGTTTCGTATAGCCCACCTTCAACAACATTGCGAACCGGTTCAACAATTTGAGCCGCGCCCTGACGAGGGGGTTTCATGCCCATCGCCACGTCGGCCATTTCCAAACCTTCTTTAGCCATACCATAGCCAAGGCCAGCGCCAGCAACGCCTAGCGTTGCCATGCCCACGGGGCTGGTTGGGACGCCAGCGGCAGTGCCTACTAGGCCGCCAGCAATCGCACCGCCGGCTTCAACCAAGGGGGCAACATAAGGACGGGCGGCTTGATATATTCGTTGGCCGGTGGTCAGGTCTTGACGGGGGCCAGGCATGCCAGTTTCTGTACTAATGCTAGGCTGAAGCGCCGTAGGTAATTCAGCAGGCGCAGTGCGAACTCGTCGAATCTCGTCAGCGAGTGCTTTGGCGTCTGCGGCGTTGCCCGCAGCATCGGCCTTGACCAACGCTGCTGTGAGTTGTTCAAGTGTGGCCATAATTATTTGTACTTATCAAGAAGGGCGTCAATGTCTGCACCGCCAGCAGCGGGCGGCGCACCACCAGCACCAAACTTTTTGCGGGCGTTGTCTACGCCTGTTCGCACAACATCTTGGAACTCGCGGGCGGCTTTAACATACTCAACCTCACTCTGCGCCAACTTCATGCGAAGTTTAGCCGCTGTGGCTTTTGCGCCTTCCTTCTCAGAAATAGCGCCGCCGCCTTTGAGTGCCTCAAACGCTGACAAGAACGCGGCGCCTTCAATTTGGTCTTGATACGATTGAAAGTCAGACGCGTTTGTGCCGGGAATGAACCGGAAGCCAGGCTTCCATGTGGCGCCCACGGCATCGTTAAAGCCGGGGTGTGGTTTGGTAGCAGCTTGGATAACTTTACCGCTGGCGTCTTTAACTGCCTGCTTGCCGATCATGTCGTCAACGGCGTTAACCGCGATCATCGCGTTTGTAATGACTCCCGGCAACGCTTGTTGCGCGGCCACAGTGCCTTTGGCAATCGCCGCGCCTGTTTCTTTGGCGGCGGCCATAGTTTGCTGGAACACGGGGTCTTGTTTCTGCTTGGCGTCTTGTTCCAAGACAGCCACGCGGCGCCCTTCCAAACCAATCCGCTGACCTTCTTGTTTGATGCGGATAGCAGAATCTTTGGCTTCGCGTTCTTGCGCCAACGTCATGGCAACGTTTTGTACGCTGCCAGGAACAACAGTTGCAGGGCCGCCAAAAGCAGGCGTACTCAGTTGCTGAGTTGTTTTGCCAAGATTCTGGGTTGTAAGCGTAGGCTTCAAGTCGCTTGGTTTTGCGCCTTGGCTGGCCATAAACGCCGATCGTTCGCCAACGGGCATGGCCAAAATTCGGTCAGCGCCCGCAATCATTTGCGTTTTTTCGGCTTGGGTAAACAACGGGTTAGCTATCAAGTCTTCTTTGTACGCTGTAATGTTAGCGTCAGAAGGATTTTGACTTGTGTCGCGTTGTGCTTGCGCAACAAACTCTTGTTTAGCTTTTTGGACTTCAAACGCGGTTTTCTTTTGCGTCAAAGCTGCTGTTTCTTGCTCGGTCAAAGACTTAGCATACGCTGCGCCAGTTTTGCCAAATCGCAACAAATTTGTTCGCGTGTCTGGCGAACTAAGGTCTGCCGCAGGCATGTCTCTGCCGCCACTTAAATAGTTACGCAAGCCTTCTTCTTCGGCGCGCGCGCGTTCATATTCTTGCGTCTTTAGCGCGTTTAACTCGTTTTCTTGGCCAAGTTGTTTGATTTTCATCGCGCTCATCAACGTATTGATGGGTTGCGGAATCTCATAGTTGATTGGCGCAAACCTAGCCTGAAGGGGGATGCTGGTATCGAGTGGCATGATTTATTAGGCTTTCATGAGGTATTTATTTAACAACTGATTTTGGTTGTAAGCGTTGTAAGCACTGACGCCCGCACCAATCATTGTATTAACGCCTTGTGTCGTAGCATTGGCCGCGCCGATTCTTCCTGCGGCCGAAGCGTTTGCTGCGCTGGTAATTGCGTTAATCGTGTTAGAACCTTGAGTGCCATAGATATTGGACACGTTGCTGCCAAACCCACCATAAGCACTTTGACGCGACGCGGCCGAGCCGGCGTATGTGTTTGAAAGATTAGCGCCGTAATTGCTCAAAGCAGCAGATGTGCCTGCGCCAGTTCGTGCAGCAATATCGCCAGTAGTTGCACCATAATTGCCATACGCGGTGCTTGTGCCGGCGCCATAACCTTGTAAAGCATTTGAAGCGCTAGATGCAAAATTACCGGCCGCTGCTGCTTGCCCCGCCGCTGAAGCCTGACCACTAGAAGTCAAAGACATTAAAGGCGCAAGTTGGTTTTGACGCTCAGTAGTGAAGCGGTTAAAAGCGTTGCCATATTCTTGGGCTTGAAATGCTTTGGTAGCCTGAAAACGGTTAAACGCGTTCTGGTATTCCTGAGAACCCATTTCTTGGCCATACCGAGCAGCGGCTTTAAGCGCAGCGCCAGATTGCAATCCACCTCTGGCAGCAGTTGAGCGTTCAATGGCTTTTTGACCTTCAGCCACGCGAAATGCATAGCCTGGGTCTTCTTCCATTTCTTTGGCGTTAAATTGCTCAAACAGCGTGTTGGGATCAAACCCTTCCACTTTAAACGTGGTGGCTGCTGAACCATAGCCTGGGGCTTTAGTGTTACCACTTAAGCCCAAAAGATCCAACATCTTGGCTTGACCAAGTTCACCCGCTTGTTTAAACGAACTAAGGTTTTCAACTTGTTTGTTGAACAGTTCGCGTTGCAGATTTAACTGAGCATCAAGAGCTTCTTTTTGAGCAGCAATTTGCTGACTTAACGCAGCAGCAGCAGCGGCTTGCCCCGCAGCGGCGGCGTCAGCTTGAGCCTTAAGAGTTTTTTCAAGGGTTGTTTGTTGAAGCGTAATTTGCTTATCAACATTCTCCTTGTCAGCAGCAAGTTGTAACGCCAGCGCTTCTTTTTGAGCAACAATTTGCTTTTCGGCAATTTCCAGAGATACGTCACCTGATTTCTCAGCCGCCGCAACTTGAGTGTTTGCTGCTGCTGTCGCAGCACTTGACGCTTTGTTGGCCGAATATACTGAGCCAACGACTACTGCACCTGCTACCCATCCACTCATAATATTTCTCCTTGCATTACAAAGCCAAAATTAACTCTCATTGACGCTCGATAGTCAACCAATAATTCATCGCCTGCGCTGATTTTACGCGCAGCAACCGCAAATATGTCATTTCCAACCAATTCTGGTTGAATATTGCTGTTTTGGGAATGATTGATAAATCTTCCACCGGGCGTACGCTTCCCGTCAAGTCTGCCAGGGCAGACAACTTCGCCTATTTCAAAATCTTTTGTCGCAAACAAACCCATGCCGTGGATTGGGGATGGTTTTAACTCAACGCCCCATCCATTGGGCATGTCAATTAAGTCAGACTCGTTTTGCGCAATCTTTAAAATTTCGGCGTCTGTTGTGCCCAATTGGTGCAAAAACAATTTGTAATCAATGCGGGCCTTTTGGCTCTCTGTTCGACTGTCAGCCAGCCCACACTCAGGAATTACATACAGCCGGTCTTCTAAAATCGCAAGGTCTGTGCAATTGTCAGGGTTATCGTAAACGTCAACCCAAATTACTTCTTCGTCATAGACCCGACCAGCGCGTTGCATCCCCGCACTGGCTTCAAATTCACAAGGCGCTGTAAGAACTTTAACGCCATCATCCGTATTTACCGCAATTATGCCTTTTTCTAAGCGCACACGATAGGCAGTTTTGTGTTTAGCCCCTGTTAACACAGTCCATGCGGGGATCGTAATTGCTCGTTCGTACACGCCGGGCAAGAATGTGTGCGTCGTCACAATGTCAGCTTGCGGCATTTTAAATAGTTCAGCCTCAAGTGCCTTAACCTTTTCGGCCATGGGCAGCGCAACAGCAAAGCCTTTGCCGTAAGTTACTGAAGATGGCGCGTAAGTCATCATGCTGCCATCACCACCCAATTTGTACCATCTGATACGAGCGTAGCCCACGCACCCACTAGACCTGGGAGAATTGCCGTGCCCGCAGCACCGCCAATCAATGGTACGACATTGCTAGATGCCGACACCAATGTCAGAAGTTGTAGATTTTTAAATGTTACTGCCCGCCCACCCCACGACGATGCGGCAGGAAGTGTGACCGTACAGGTGGAGCCAGACTTGTTGTTGATGATCCAACCTTCGTTATCGGCAAGCGTAAAATCTGCAACTTTGGTGACAACAGTTGTTGCTGCCATTCCCGTACCGCCGTTGGCTACTGGCAATACGCCAGTGAGTCGAACCGAAGCATCAAGTTTGCCGACTGTTTGCGACGGTAAATCAACATTTAATAGCACACCACCTAATGCTAAGTCGCCTGCGGTTGTTACATTACCCGTCAAAGTAATACCGTTTACATTTCCAATACCAGTTACGCTTGTGACACTTCCGTTGCCAGTACCCGCGCCTAAATTTATACGGGCCTGCGCTGCGTTATCCGCGCCTGTTCCCCCATTGGCTATCTGAGCAATACCTAACGTAGCTCCGCCCGATACCACATATATATTGTTAAAAAATCGAAACCATTCCCGCGAAATTAAACCCGTTTGCGTGTCAAGCAATGCTACCCGCGCAGAAGGTATCTTGGTAATATTTGGCGTGGTATCAGGCATTGGTTGCGCTCACATTTAGTTCAGCACCCATGATTGCAATTTTTATAGGGTCAGTACCAGATACTTCATAAACACGGTCGCGCAATTTTAACGTCATGCCCAACCGACGCCAAATAACACGTCGCCCCCACTCACCTGTTTTGCCCATAGACCGCCAATGTTCATTGCTCCAAGTGTGACCGCCGTCATCAGACCAACGCAACATAACTTGAGGATCGATACCCGTTGCTGTAGGAAGTCCAGTTTCAATTAAAAATTTGCCGCCCGTAACAGCAGGCCCGTCAACAATCACAAGTTGACCGCCATCTTCCTGCACAAGTTGATCACCACTTTCGGTCAAAATTACATCGTTAGATGCGGGGTCAACATATTCCCATACAAGAAAATCACCATTTTCAGCAAGCAAATCATCATTTGGGTTTGAAATGTCAACAATTACAATTGGTGTAGTGACATCGGAACTGATGGCGCCTGTCTCTGCGTCAAGCTGAAGCGAGTGCTGTGCAGTACGTTTAAGATCATTTGTGCCGACCGGCAACGCTCTCCATGACCGAAGCCACTTTTGCACTGCGCCAGCGTCTGAAAACACTTCTAAATCAAAAGCGTAGATATTGCCAAGTTCGTGGTCGCCAACAACAATTTCGTTGTTAAACGCCATTTGACAGTTTGAACGGTGACGCGTAAACGAGCCATTGATAAACGCGGCGCGTTCATGCCAAAGCGCGGTAGCAACGTCAAACACCCAAGTAACATTAGCTGAAGGGAAAATTAGTACATAAAACGAATGACCATCTTGCTGATATGTGTATGCAATAGCATCTGAAAGATTTCCGTATTCTTGAATTTGCCACTCTACAGCATGTGTAGATATTCGTTCGGCGGCGTAACCGTTGGCGCGGTAAACAATACCTCTGCCGCGCGCGTCAGCACCTAGCCAAAAAAGGCCGTTGTCTAGCTTGGCAACCGAAAAGGCTGCAATACAACCTACTTCGTTAAATGCGCCTTGAACGGGCACTAACGGGAACGGAGATGTTCCCGCGTCGTACCATACTTCAACTGAATTAGTTCCAAACAGCCATATTTCACGGTGATCAACAATAAGCGACACCAAGCCATCAGGAGAGCCTTCAGCGCTTGCAAAATCAAGTGGGTCTATGGATGTACCATCCAACAATTGCGTGATCCATATCCGCTGGCTATTTGGTTCATTAAACACAAAGTAGCCGTTGATGTAGCCTACCGTAACCGCGCCAGGAAAGTCAGGGTCATCAATTTGTTTAAACTCTAATGTCAGACTGTTGTAAATAAAACTAGGGCCGTTACAAGCAATAAATAGTTGTGTGCCGTTGTCCACCATGCTGACAGGGCCAGATGACCCCGCAACAGTGCCAATTAATTTAACATTCCAAAGGCTGTCAACTCTGTACAGCACTTCGCCGGATACAGCATAGCCGTACCCGCCAAACTGCCATAACCCGCGTATGGGGCCATCACCCATGTTTGCCAACAAGCGCAGCCCTGGCGCGCGATTTAAGAACCCTGGCTCTTTGCCGCCATCGGGTACAGCTTCAGGAAAAAGGTTAACCATTCGCGCGTCGGCAGCATTAACGCTACGCGCTACATAGGCCGACCCAAGAATAGGCGTCTTCATTAGTAGTTACCGGCGTAAATGTTGAAACGCTGGCGTGTTGCCACAATCGCATAAGGCAACGACATCACATCGTCTGGGTTATTGATGCGCTTGAGATTGCGTTTGCTAGTCATGGCAATGCGCTGCACTTGTGGGCTTGGC